CCCAACACCTTCCAGGTGCAGAAGGACCTGTCCGGCGGAGTGCTGGTCGAGTTCAACCGCGAGCATCCACGCGACGAGCATGGGCAGTTCTCGGCTGTGGCTCGCCACCACGATCGCTGGACCAGAGTCCGGGAGCGAGAGTTCCAGCCACAGTTCGAGGCGAAGCATCAGCGGACCATGGTCGAAGACCGGGAGCCCGAGCGCGAGCAGCTCACCGCCTTGCAGCGGATGATTGACACCCAGCTCCACGACCCGGTGCTCGAGCAGCGGTTCACCGCGGTGGTCCGGAGCGGAGCGGTGATGCCGGCCAAGTCCAAGGTGGTCTCCGCGCCGAAGACCGAGGCTCAGTCGATCAGCCAGACCGAGATCATCCAGCGGCTGGTGTTCGCGGCCCAGGCTCAGAAGGAGGCCGAGGCGGCTGCGATGCCACGGTCGCAGAGCTCGACCGCTCTGCGCAGGTCCACATCTGCAGTGCCCAAGTCCAAGTCCTCGTTGGCCGGCGCGAAGAGCTCACTCTCCCAGGCCAAGTCCAAGCCCACGACCACCGTCAGCACTGCGACCAGGCTGGGTCTGGCTACCTCGACCCCGGTGAAGGCCAAGGCGCGTACGCAGATGCCCACGGCACCGGTGATCGCTGGACCGAAGACGCTGACCAAGCCCCACTACGCCGCGGTGCCGGGGTCCTTCTTCGACCTGGGCGGAATGAAGCAAGCGGACCTGTTCAAGGGGATCACGTTCACGGCGAGCAGGGAGCAGGCCGAGGCCGATGCCGCTGCTCAGATCCGCCAGGCCATCGCCATGAAGCTCAAGCTGATCACCAAGACCTACAATCCCAACCGCAAGATCGCCGGCCAGAAGGGAACCTGGGAGGACAAGAAGCATGTGGGTCTGAAACGACATGGCACCACGGTCACCACAGGTGGTCTCACCCAGTACTGGGACATGAGCCAAGACCAGATGCGACAGCTTGCCGACTACGTGGCTCAGCAGGCGGTGGCCGAGAACCTGGCCAAGGACTTCGCCTACCGGGAGGGGATGACCGAGGCCGAGCGGAAGGCAGCGGTCAAGACACCGGAGCGGGTGGAGTTCACCAACAGGTGGAAGGACGGCAACGGCAAGGTTGTCGGTCAGTCGACCTTCGATGCGGCCTACCTGGCCGCAGAGCTGGGACTCAACTGGCACGACTTCGACTTCCGGACGGTGGAGATCGGCCAGTCCATCGACATGGACCCGGCGAACCAGACCACGATCCCGGGTGTGCATGTCGATGGTCTGTACCGCGGGGTGCGGGGCTCGGTGCAGGCCACCGAGCACGAGGGCCGGCCGATCACCCACATGCGGATGGAGCCGCTTCCGTTGGAGCGGCAGCCGTTCAAGGGGATCCACGAGCCACTGCCCACAGAAGACCTAGGCGACTAGCCATCGACCAGATCATGAAGACATGAGCGACGTTCGCACCGAGGTGATCGAGCTCCTGTACGGCGGGGGCGGCGACGAGCTGATCTCCAAGATGGAGCCCACCCAGTCCGACCTGGCCACCACGGACCGGAAGAAGCGGCTGGCCACCGCCGGGCTGAGTGCGGTCGGGGCCACCGCTGGGGCGTTGGGCCTGGGCTATGCCGGGTTGAAGATGCATGAGGCCGGTGCACCGGCCATGAAGCTCGCGCGTGCTGGTGGGGCCGGGAGGCTGAAGGCGCTCGGCACCGGGATCAAGACGGCAGCCAAGAAGGAGAAGTTCGCCACCGCGCTGCTGCCCGCTGAAGCCGTAGGCCTGGGCGGCGAGATCGCCAGCACGAAGATCCTGCACGGGGATACGAAGAAGAACCAGCCGCCGAAGGGACAGTTCGGGAAGAGCAATGAGCCCGACCTGATGAACAACGCAGGCAAGTTCATCCCGACCAAGCGCAACATGACTCGAGCCCTGCTCACCAGCTCGAAGGCCAACGACGCGGCGACCACGACCGTCCGGAGGGGCAAGGGCTACCTGAAGGGGCTGCCCAAGTCCACCGGCACCGCCGATGTGGCCAAGAACGACGAGATCGACGTGACCTGGGACGCCGAGATCAGCAAGGCGCTCCCGGACAAGCAGCAGATCTTCGGCTGGGCCTCGGTGGTCGAGGTGGACGGTCAGCCGATCGTGGACCTGCAGGGTGATGTCATCTCCCCCGACGAGATGGAGAAGGCGGCGTACACCTACGTGATGAAGTCCCGCAAGGGCGGGGACATGCACCTGCGGAACGAGTGGCAGCCGATCCAGAAGAGCGACATGATCGAGAGCTTCATCGTGACCAAGGAGAAGCGCGAGGCGATGGGCCTGCCGGACTCGATGCCCACCGGTTGGTGGGTGGGCTTCCAGGTCCAGGACCCGACGGTCTGGGACGACATCAAGTCCGGGAGACGGACCGGGTTCTCGATCCACGGTCATGGTCACCGGCAGCCACTGGAGGCGTGATGGCTGCACCACTGCTGACCGATGCCCAGCTCCGGCGTCGCCGGAAGGTCCAATCCGACATCGGCCGGACCACCGCCACCCTTGGTTTGGTGGGTGCCGGCCTGGGTGCCACGGCCCTGGCGCTGAAGAAGAAGCCGGGGATGTTCAAGTCCATCCCCAAGTTGAAGAACGCCACCCACGAGGGAGTGAGCGAGAAGGCCCTGCTCACCTCGCTGGGTGCCGGTGGCCTCGGCGGTGTGGGTGGGTTCAACCAGGCGAAGATCTACCGGGACGAGGCGCGACGGAGGCAGGGAACCGTGAGCAAGATGTTCGACGCCCCCTACATGGGCGAGATCGGCAAGGCGTGGACACCGGTGTCGTCGACCTACGATCCCGAGGCGCAGCGACGTAGGCGGTCGGAGAAGTACCCCGGGATCGCGGCCGGGATCTCCGGCGGTCTGGCCGGTGGTGCGGTGGGCAGTGGGGTACACGCCGGCTTCACCCACGTAGCAGCGGGCAGGGTCGGCCGGCAGGGTCGGGAGAAGGCCGAGGCCCACGCCGCGGGTATGAAGAACCCGGCGAACAAGGAGCGCTCACCGAAGTACCGGGCGCTGAGGGAGGCCGCGGAGGGAGCCGAGACCAAGCTGCACGCCGAGGGCAAGGCTCGAGGACGAACTGCTGCCGTCCTCGGAGGAGGAGCGGTGCTTGCTGGCGCGGCGGCACCGCTCCTAGCCCGGCGGCACAAGTCGAAGTCCTGGCAGCCTTACTCCAAGCGGCACCCAGACGCGCACCAGTCCTACTCCGGTGCCTACGGGGTGATGCCTCCGCACCGGTTGAAGAGCCTGCGCAAGCAGCGGGGCCGGCTGAAGAAGAAGGAGCCGGAGGTGGCCAAGGGGCTGGGGCCCAACTATGACGTGCCCTACTTCAGCGAGGTCGGCAAGGCCATCCACATCAAGCCCGAGAACGAGGGCAAGTTCACCGCCTCGGCCAAGAAGGCCGGGAAGGGAATCCAGGCCCACGCTCACGCCGTGGTGAACAGCTCGAAGAGCTCCGAACTCCAGCGGAAGCGGGCCCAGTTCGCCATCAACGCCAAGAAGTGGCACCACGGGTCTCACTGAGTGGTCCATCGAGTGGACAACATCGTGAGACTGATCAGTAGAGGTAGATGACATGCCACGACGGCGGAACAACCTGACCGACATGGAGATCGACGAGATCTCCACCGTTGACAAGACCGCGAACCAGTACTCGAGGTTCGTCATCTCGAAGAGGGCTCCCGAGGAGGATCAGATGCCCGACATCTACGACCAGGAGGGACAGCCTCTCAACGAGGATGACCTCGAGTTCGGCGACGTGGTCTTCGACAACGAAGGCAACGCCTACGAGTACGTCGAGGACGACGGAGAAGACGAGGAGGAAGAGGCCCAGCCCGAGCTCGCCACCATGGGCAAGTCGGCCTTCTTCCAGCCACCGCAGGAGAAGACCAGTTCCTTCTCCCAGTCGGTGCTGTCCGAGCTCTCCAAGGCGTTCAGCGACCATGACCGCGACGCGGTGATCGCCAAGGCTCTGGGCAGGGTCGAGGAGCTCGAGCAGGCTCAGGCCCAGGCCGAGCTCATCGCCAAGAGCGAGCGCGATCTGCGGCTGACTCGGGAGTACATCTCCAAGGCAGCCGAGTACAACCTCCCCGTCGCTCCCGAGGAGCTCGGTCCGGTGCTGTACCGGATGGCGGAGACCATGTCCTACGACGACTGCGCGGTGATCGCCAAGTGCCTCGAGACCGCTGGCGAGATCATCTACGAGGAGCTCGGCTACCAGGGCGGCGGGGACAACGCTGACGTGTACAGCCAGGTGGCTCAGCACGCCTACGACACCTTCGGGAAGTCCGAGGGCTTCAACGAGACCGAGGCGATCAACAAGGTGTTCGACGACAACCCGGACGCCTACGACGAGTACCTGGCCTCTCAGCGGATGAGCCGGTAAGGAAGGAAGGGAAGCTCGATGGCTTACGAAGAGAGCCTTCGGTCCATCACGCTGAACGCGGATGCGACCATCGGCATCTACACGGGCGTCCCGGGCCAGCCCGGTTCCCCCAACCCACACGGAGCGAACCAGTACTGCTTCGTGAAGATCACCGGTGCACACCAGGCCGGTCTGGCCGACGCCACCAACCCGATCGTCGGGGTGCTGCAGAACAAGCCCCAGGCAGCCGGGAACGCGGCGACGGTCGCTATCGCTGGCGTATCCAAGGTGGTAGCGGCAGCGGCGGTCACCGCCGGTGTTGCGATCCACTCCGACGCCTCCGGCCATGCCTCCACCAGCGGCACCGGTCCGGTTGTCGGCTACTCCGTGTCCGCCACAGCTAACGCCGGGGAGCTCCTCGACGTTCTGATCACGCTCTGAGAGGAGTGAGTCATGCCTAACCCCACCCAGAGCGATCTTCACGTCAATGTGCCGTTGACCAACGTCAGCGTCGCCTACATGCAGGACAAGGCGACCTTCATCGCTGACAAGGTCTTCCCGCGGGTACCGGTGCAGAAGCAGTCGGATCTCTACTGGAAGTACTCCAAGTCTGACTGGCGTCGGACGGACGTGCAGAAGCGTGCCCCGGGCACCGAGTCGGCGGGAGTCGGCTGGAAGCTCGACACCGGGCAGTACTTCTGCGAGGTCTGGGCCGTCCACAAGGACATCGACGACCAGGTGCGAGCCAACGCCGACAGCAACTGGCGGCTGGACTCGGACGCCACGGCCTTCGTGACCAACCAGCTCCTGCTCCGTCGGGACCTGGACTGGAACGCGAAGTTCTTCGGCACCGGGCTCTGGGGCACGGACCTGACCGGTGTGGCCTCTGCGCCCACCGCCGGCCAGTTCCTGCAGTGGGACAACACCTCGAGCGACCCGATCTCCCAGTTCGCCAACCTGCAGACGAACTTCGTCCTGCAGTCCGGGCGGAAGGCCAACACCCTGGTGCTCGGCGCGAACACGATCATCGCGCTGAAGAACCACCCGGAGATCATCGACCGCATCAAGTACACCCAGCGTGGTGTGGTGACCACCGACCTGCTCGCGTCGCTGTTCGACGTGGAGAAGATCCTGGTCAGCTACGCGACGGTGACCAACGTGGCCGAGCTCAACGATGCTCGAGCTCAGGACACCGCGGCGACCTACCAGTTCATGTCGAACTCCAAGTCGGCGCTGCTGTGCTACACCCCGAGCGCTCCGTCCCTGATGACTCCGGCCGCGGGCTA